AGAGGGGCCGGGTATCAGGACCATTAATTTCTGCCCTCGAGAGGTTGAGACCCCCTAAAGCGGGTTGTTAGCCCACATCGCCAGTCAAGGAGACTGGAACCCAGCGGCGAAATGTTGTAACGGCGCCGTGCCGTGCAGATCGCTCCAAATGTTTCAAGTCAGTCGCAGCCATATACTCGACATAGTCGAGGTAATGGTTAGACTGACGAGAAGATGTTTCTGAAGAGGCTGGCTTTTCGCCAGACAACTTCATCAAACACTTTTGAAGAGCTGCATAACCCTCCAGTGGATCAGTGCGATACACCGGAGATGGCACCCAAGCAAGAATTTCTACTTGCTGGGTTTTGTGGTTCACACGCTTTCGCGTGGGAGCCTTGTGCCAATAATGGTTACGCCCAATAACATGAGATCTTTCAGAAACGGTTGGAAGTTTTCCAAAAATTTCCTCGATCTTTTGAAAGATCAGAATGGAGGTACGAAGGTATCCCTTCTTGTGGAAGAGATTCGCAGTCTCTACATTCGAAAGAAACTCATGAGATTGCTGCCTATTCTCAGGTAGAACCATACCGACGTATATGGGTTTAACCACATAACCCCGATATGCATCTACTCCGCAAGACTCTCTAAAGCTTCCGCGATAGAAGGTCTTACGGTCGTTTACTTTACAATTGTACTTTTGTAAGTAATCGAGAACAGTAGTCGCAATGTCTGTAGGGACAAGAATATCGTCTCCATAGACATAAATATCTTTGCCAACCAACTCAATGGAAGACAAAGAAATAGGAAGGAACCTTGCTGCGAGAGAAGCAACTACACAGATCGTGTAGAAGTACATTGCCTCAATCGGAAAGCAAAGTGCGCTACCCATGGACGCGAATTTGTTCAGAGGGCCTATTATAGACCCGTCTGGCATTGCCGCGTGCGTCGAACGACAGGCGTCGATAGCATCCCGAAAATCAGGATTACTATCGAACATCTTCAGCGCGAGCTGATAGGGAACACGATCACTAGCGTCCGAAAGGTCGATAGTGGCCATATCCCCAGTCTTCGAAGCCATCAACGCTAAGCTCTGATTAATCGACTGATCACGGAAGTTAATGTGACCAGACGTTAGCCAGTATGATTCGATCTCGTCGTAAATGACGCGTCGAATCCCTTGCTGTGCAAATTGCATACAGCAGGGCTCTATGGCGATGATGCGGGGTCCTTTGAGTGTCTTCGGAACCGGAGTAACCCTAACGGGTAACTCAGAATCCGATGACAAAACGTTGACACCCTCGAGCTCACTCCCACGAAAAGGAAGCTCCCCAGAAGAAATAGGGAAGCCACCGTCGATGAGAGGAAGATAAGGCTCGAGGCGTTCATGCCAGTACCTCCAAGCGAATTTCTGATTTCCAGAAACTCGTTCAGAGGTAGCTCCGGGTCCATGCCGAGGAAGTATCTCGTCCACGCGTTTAGCGTAAAAACGAGAACCCCAAAGCATAGAAGACACACGAAGAAAGATCTCGGTATCTTCTCCCGACAGCGTGAGCATGTCAAAGGAGCGCTCAATTGCGATGAAATTCTCCAGAGCCTTGAACGTCCGGGTGGGCGTGCAAGGAAGCTCGATCTTTTTGAAAGCAAGACAAATTTGTCTGATGCTGTCAACAGTACGAGCGACAACATCTGGAGGAAAAGCATTTTCATCATCGTTAATTATCCTTCCTGTCTCAATATCGAAGACACGACTAGTCATACCTTGCAAAAATGCAGGGATTGACTGATTCTTCCGGAAATTCCGGAAGCGTTTTGAGTCAACCATCCCCTCCTCAAGCGACCATTCAAGGTCCGAGGCGAACGATGGTAAGGTGATCGTCAAAAAAGAGATCCCCTCGTCTTCGACGCGTGACATTATTGTTTTTATGTCACGTATTGAGATCTCAGCGACACATGCAGTACACGCATCTTTGTAGATGGTGACCGCAACTTCCAGAAGAACACTTGAGTGGCTTTTCATGCTAACCTCTCTTTATGGGAGGCAAAACATCCAACCACTCATACTTCCCTCCCCCCATCTCTGGGGGCAGACATCACTCACTTTGGCGACGTGGCCTTTGCCGAGTTCTTTTTCGGTTTTGGCGAGGGTTTCTTACGAGTCGTCACCGGTTTTTGGTCGAAGGAAAGATCGTTTTGATCAATCCTCGGCGCAGAACCGAATGTCAACTCTTTGTCGACGATATGATCAGTAAAGAGACTCTCGGTAATTCTACCGGTAATCTCAATAACTGACTTAATGTCGTCTGCATGCTTAGGTGCAATCGTTTTATCAAGATTGACCCCAGCAGACTGCAGAACCTCGATAGACTTCATGGCAATCAAAAGAGATGCCATGAGCTTATCAATTTTTGACATAAGAATCCTCCTTTGTGGTCTCGAGTCGATTAAGACTCGCGACCGTAGAGCTTGTCAGCCATCGAACCCGTCAGCCAGGCTTGAAAGCCTGCGACGAGCTGTTGCACCTGCGTAGATGTGAAACCGGCCTCAGGCCGGTCAATCTGCGTAGACACGACCAGCGTTTCGAAATCGTTGACAGAAGTCAACGGGTCCGTAACGACCGATCGTTGAGTAAATGTCGCAAGTGACTTCACACGAGCTTTTCCATTCTGCTTGCGTGAGGTATGGCGGATGTCCAAAGTAAAGGACAAATCTGCCAGCTGATACACGGCATGTTGGCCGTCAGTCAGCACTTTTGGCATAACCTTTGCAACAGCATTAACGGTGATAGTCTGTGGATCGGTAAGCATAAGTGGATGTCTCCTAAAAGTTATTTGGAGTTATTCGCGATGGGAACACACCTTTCCGAAGGGTGAGCCCCTTACTATGCACCGCGAGAGATAAATCCTCCTGACATTCGGGTTATCCCGAGTGCCCCTAGGATCGCCCATTGCCGTGGAGATAATGTATTCCACGGGGTGCTAAATCCATATGGACTATCTGCTACTTCCCGTTGTTTTAGGAAGAAGTGGCGCTCAAAATTCAGCGCCAGTGGACCAGAGAAGAAATTCAATATCGAAGTTTTCGTATAGAACGTCTCCTCTTGGTTCATCACAAACAGATATCTGGAAACGATCCCGTCTTGAACGAAATCGTCAAAGCGTTCGATGTGTCTACCAAGATTGGTAAACCAATCGATCGCCCAGGTCCAAGGTGTAATCTTGTAGAGAAGAGTCGGACTGATCCTTGCTCCGTAGAGAGTTAATAATCTCTTAGCGGAGTTAAGCAAATCGAAGGAATTTCCATCGAAAAGCGCTGGATCGAATTCGGGCCGGTAGTACTTGAAAGAGCCCACAGCCCACACACGTTTCCGCGTGCGAGTTGTGAAGTGGCAATATCCAGTACCTGAACCGGCGGGTGAAGTACCAATAAAACACAAAGGCGTTCCGTCTGGTCCAAACTGATCTGAATCAGGCTGGGTCATAGATCGAGACGCAAATGGGAAATTGGTAACAACATCACTCTCCTCGAGCACACGCCGCCGCCTAACAAAAACGCCATTGTCGCGAACAAGTTTCGCGATGTAATCGATGCTATGGTTATAGACATCGAATAACTTTACAATGTCGCTAATGAATGGCTTCCAACCAAATTCGTGATTAACGAAATGGTCTGCAACCTCGCGTGGTTGCATGTAAGGCAACATGAGTCCACGATTCCCATGTCCCCTCGTTAGATCAATCCAACGAGAAGACAACAGGGAAGCAGTGGTCTCAAGCTGTCTAGGGAGATCTCGGAGTTCATAAATGAACTGTGCGAGATTTCCTTTGGAAATTATAGGCTTGGTTTTATCCCAAGCTTGCGTGTGATATTGGCTAAGATTGGTAAAACTCGAAAAGCCTTTGGCATCCATGGTCTCATAACTGGGACCAACGGGCCAAGTGCCTGTATCGAGGAAACCACCTTCATAAACGCTGAACTGTCCGGCAGGATTGCTCGGACGGCCCAAGTTAGAGAAGGTGCCATGACCAACAACCCTCGATGAGGGTAAGTAAACCTCTAAGGTCCGAAAAGGACCCCCTCCTAGATAAGGCGGGCCTGAGTTTAATGAATCCCAGGTCAATTGCTTATGTCTAGAAGGCTTCGGAATCCCCGTTGGCCGTATTTCGGCCTTGAGTAACAACTTCCCATCTTTGAACGTCTTAGTATGTCCAAGGACGGTAGTGTCACTCAATTGGCGGTCACGCCGACCATGAATGTATGTACCTGCAGTCAAATCCCTCGCGCGAAATCGCGAGAAGAACGTGGTTGCAACAGTACGATGCATTTTCTTTTTCGATTTACGCTTCCGTGCTTTCCAGATATCTTTCCTGGGATCACGTAGTGAAAGTCGAATGGTATAGCGTGCAATTTTTCGCGGGTCCTTCCCTCGAATATTCTGGATCCAAGGTTTTGAGATCCAGAGTTTCCAGCCGGAAGGCACGAAAATTGGTCCGATAGCAGTGTTTACATAGGAGCCTCCAATCAAGATACACCTCCAAATGAGATTCGTGATACTCATCGCTGAGCATCAAG